CAGCTTGGATAAACTTGTCACAAAATATGGGGTGGCGAGGGCTACCCTGTTTCGACGCGCAGACAAAGAAGATTGGAGCGGTCAGCGCACAGCATTTCTTGCAAAGGCTCGTCAAAACATACAAGACAATCGTATCAAAGACATTGTTGCTGAAGCTGGCAAGCTAGACAGGGCTTCACTGGCAATCGCCAGTGGTTTGCTTGGACGGGTGGCAAACAAGCTCAGACAGGCTCAAGCTGAAGATCAGAATGGTAGAGACATCTTGAGTGCAGAGCAGATAAGAGCTTTAGCTAACACTGCCTTGACTGCACAGAAGATTGGCAAATTAGCTTTAGGTGAAGCAAGCGAAATCACAAAGGTAAATGCTGATGTTACAGTTCCAGACAGCTTTAGACAAGTCATGTCAGAATTACACGCAGTTAGGGAATCAAGGGCTGAGAGGTTCAGCCCAACTATTCAGTGATTGGCTAAGCACTGCGAGAAAAGCGCAACTAACGCCCAGCGACGCGCTTGACGGCTCATCTTGGTTCATCTGGCTCATTTTGGCTGGTCGAGGTTGGGGCAAGACAAGAACGGGCGCAACTGACATTGCGATGTACGCTGTCGAAAATCCAAATAGTTTATGCGCGGTCGTTGTGCCGACGTTTGGCGACATACGCAGAGTTGCGTTTGGTGGACCGTCAGGGCTGATGTCAGTGATTCCAAGAGAGTGTCTGCTATCGGGGTCTGGACAAGGGTACAATGTTTCCAGTGCAGAAATAAAACTTTGGAATGGTTCTAAGATACTTGGGTTCAGCGCAGAGGAGCCTGATCGATTAAGGGGACCACAATTTCACAGAGCTTGGTGTGATGAGTTAGCGGCGTGGAAAAACCCTGAGACGTTTGATCAGCTAATGTTCGGGCTCAGACTAGGCGAAAGTCCAAGGTGTATAATCACCACAACGCCAAAACCCACTAAAATTATTCGCAATCTGATGTCTAGGCCTGACGTTCACATCCACCGTGGATCAACCTTTGATAATGCCGCTAATCTCGCTCCTCAAGCTCTAGAGGCTCTTAAAGAAAGGTATGCTGGAACCAACTTAGGTAGACAAGAGCTTTACGCTGAAATACTGGATGACACTGAAGGTGCGCTTTGGACTTATGACAATCTGGAGCAGACGCGGCGAACAGTAGAACAAGTGCCTGATTTGCTTAGGGTTGTGGTCGCTATTGACCCAGCTGTCACCAACAATGAGGGGTCAGACGAAACAGGCATTGTCGTTGCTGGCGTAGGGGTCGATGGAAGATATTATGTGTTGGACGATAATTCTGGTAGAATGAGTGCAGACGTCTGGGCAAGAACATCTGTGCAAGCATATTACAAGTACGACGCTGACCGAATAGTGGCAGAGGTAAATAATGGTGGTGATCTGGTTGAAAGACTGTTAAGAACAATAGATACGGCTGTGCCATACACACCTGTCACAGCATCAAGAGGTAAGTTGGTGAGGGCTGAACCTATAGCCGCGATGTATGAACAAGGCAAAGTGTCACACGTTGGGACATTTCCACAGTTGGAAGAACAGCTTTGCACTTTCACGCTAGGGAGCAGAACATCACCAGATCGATTAGATGCTCTAGTCTGGGCATTAACGGAACTTAGCTTGTCCAGCGGGAAGGCTGTATGGAGAATTTCATAATGGCAGGCATCAGAGATTTTTTTAATTTTTTCCAATCAGCACCAGCAGAGACTAAGGAAGCCCCACAGGTTGTTTTGAATGTCAACAACTCTCACCATTACCGCAAAGACAATTATGAGGCCTACGCAGACGAAGGTTACAGAAAAAATGCCATAGTTTACAGGTGTGTAAATGAGATTGCTCATGGTGCCGCTTGCATACCCTTTAAGTTATTCCAAGGCGATGACGAATTAGACGAACACCCATTGCTGTCACTTTTGCGACGACCTAACCCCACACAGGCTGGTGTCGAATATTTCCAAGCAGTCTATTCATATCTTTTGTTATCTGGAAATAACTATGCGATCCGATCTGATGTCAATGGAGAGGTCAGAGAGCTTTATCTGTTAAGACCAGACCGTGTAAGGGTAAAACCAAGCAAGACCGCTACCCCTGAGGCATATCAATATGTGATTGGTGGTAAGGTCATAAAGACTTATGAGGCCGACCCGCTGACAGGTGAGTCAGAGGTCAAGCATATGAAGCTATATAATCCATTAGATGATTACTATGGGTTATCACCATTGATGGCGGCGGCAGTTGACATAGACAACCATAATGAAATCAATCGTCACAATATCAGCTTGCTGAGGAATGGCGCAAGGCCAAGTGGCGCAATCGTTTTCAAACCTGCCAATGACAGAGGTTTACCCATCCAGCTGAGTGATGGGCAACGGCAACAGCTCAAGGATGATTTAGATGTTAAATATACAGGCGCGGCTAATGCGGGTAAGCCGTTGCTGTTGGAGGGCGATTTTGATTGGCGTGAAATGGGCCTGTCGCCTAAAGACATGGATTTTCTCCAGCAGAGAAATATGGCGGCGAAGGACATCGCTCTTTGTTTTGGCGTGCCAAGTCAACTCATTGGCATACCTGACGCGCAAACGTATGCAAATGTGCAAGAGGCTAGGCTTGCGCTTTACGAAGAAACGATAATGCCACTAGCAAGACGAATACAGTCAGACCTCAACGAATGGCTTGCCCCAGTTTACGGTGATGACATTCGTATTGAGTATGATTTCGAATCAGTTCCAGCAATGACTGAGCGTCGACGTCGAGTCTATGAAAACGTAACAGCGGCTGTTAGGGAAGGCATAATATCCAGAAATGAAGCAAGAGAGCGTTTGGGGCTAGAGCCAATAGATGGGGGTGATGATGTGTACATCGCGGCTAATCTTTTTCCCTTGGGATCATCAGAAGCCGCGCCCACCCAAGGACAGGAGGCCGAATCAGATGCTGAAAAAGCTTATGGAATTAATCGACAGGGCAAAGAGGAAATCTCAAAAGATGTTTTTACAACTGAAAGTGAGGCTGAAGCACGTGCTGAAGAAATAGGTTGCGCTGGCACACACAGTCATGAAACAGACGATGGCACAATATTTATGCCATGCGCTTCTCATGCTGATTACGAAAGGTTGACAGGCGACAGTCTTGAAACGCCCAAACAGGCTGACCCAAGATTTGGAGAGGGGCGCGACGTCTTTGATAGCCAGCCAGAGGCCGCAAGACGCGCAAGGGAGCTAGACTGTGAGGGGACGCACACTGTTCGAGGTCCAGACGGCAACCACTACATGCCCTGTTCAAGTCACGCGATTTATCTGCGGGTAACTGGTCAAGACAAGGGGGAGGAGCTTGATGACGATGCAAAGGCGGAATCAGACGTTGACACGACGCCTACTGACGCAATGGCGCAAGAGGCTGAGCGTGGGCTTGCGTGGCGAAAAGAGCATAACAGAGGAGGAACAGAAGTTGGTGTTGCGAGAGCAGTCCAACTTGTATCCAAAGAAAAGCTCTCCCCCCGCACTGTGAGGCGTATGCATTCATTCTTTTCCAGACACGAGGTCGACAAAAGGGCGCAAGGGTTTCGACGCGGTGAAGATGGTTACCCTAGTGCTGGTCGCATCGCTTGGGCTTTGTGGGGAGGCGATGCGGGGCAAACTTGGGCAAGACGCACTGCCGCAAAGCTAGATAAAGAGCGCGACGAAAAAAATGAGATAGAGGCAATCATGTTGCCCTGTTGCGATGACTGTGACCCATTGCCATACGGAGACGAAAAACAAGAGGTCAGCGGCAAGGTCAAAAAAGCGTTAGCAGAAAAAGTCAAAGAGCATAACGATAAGCATGGTGATAAGAAAGGCAAGCGCGTTACTTTGCGTATGCTTTCTGCTGTTTTTCGTAGAGGTGTTGGCGCTTACCGTACAAACCCAGAATCAGTGAGGAGAAACATTCGGGGGTCTGATCAATGGGCATACGCAAGAGTCAATGCATTTTTGTATGCTGTAAGGCGTGGACGTTTTCGCAGTGGCAAGTTTGATCTCGACCTCTTGCCATCAGGTCACCCGCTCAAAAAGTAGCATATGATAGCGGAGAGAAAACAACGCAGACGCATATCTGTTCGAAAAGAATACATTGAGCAAAACAGACTGCGAGTTAGCTTTGAGCGGAAACTAAGACTGCAGATGCTAACATTGTTTGCAGACGTCGGAGACACAGCGCGTAGAGAATACAGTAGTTTAGGCAGGTTTGTTAACACACCAAGAAAACTGGACACAGATTTGTCGGAGCTTTTGCAAAGTCATTACAGAGCAGTAATAAATGAGTTTGGGCTGAGAATTGTCAGAGATCAAAAACAAGAATATTTATTTGATCAAATAATCAAAGAGTATTTTAGACTGTATGGGGCAATTAGGGTAACTCAAATTTCTGCGACGACGATGAAACAGATTAGTCGAATAGTGTCAAGAGGTTTAGAGGAGGGGCTTGCGTTAACAGTTATCGCGGCGAACATTTTCGAAAATATGCGCGGGTCATTCACGAAGTATAGGGCGGCTACTATCGCCAGAACAGAAACACATACTGCCGCCAGCTTTGCAACACACGCGATCAACAAAAGGTTTAACATTCCAGATCAGAAAAAACGATGGGTTGCTGTAAATGACCTGAGAGCAAGACCTTGGCACACAGCAATGAATGGGAAAGTCGTAAATGTCGATGAGGATTTCATAGTGAGGGCTGAGGGCGTCGATTACAGAATGAGTTACACTGGCGATCCAAGAGGGGGTGCGCTAAACGTGATAAATTGCAGATGCGTCACTCTGTATTTCACAGATGAGGATGAGCTTGAAGAATAAAAATTTTTGTGTATTATGAAATTTAGGAGAGCCAGATGCCGATACCTAAGCCCAACAGCGGTGAAGCGGAGTCTGATTTTATGGCAAGGTGCATGGATGATCGCACAATGCTTGCCGAATACTCACAGCGTGACCAGCGGGTTGCAGTCTGTCTGAGCAGTTACCGTGATGGTAAAAAGGAGACTGTGATGGATGAAGCCCAAGATGAAGTCAAGTTTGTCGAGGAGGGTTATATTGATTTCGAAGCTGATTTAGAGCTCAAATCATATCACGACGACGATGATGAAAAAGAGAAGGGCATGTTCGAGGGCTACGCCTCAGTTTTTGGAAACAAAGATTTAGGCAATGATGTCGTAGTGCAGGGGGCATTTCGTAAATCCATCCGCGCAAAAGGCGCAAGAAAAATCAAAATGCTTTTTCAGCATGACACTAAAGAGCCAATCGGCGTTTACACACAGATCAAAGAGGATGGCAACGGCCTGTACGTAAAAGGCCAGCTTGCAATGAACACGCAAAAAGGCAGAGAAGTCTATGAGCTTATGAAAATGGGTGCCATCGACGGCCTGTCAGTAGGTTACAGAGTTGATGCCAAGGGTTATCACTACGATGAGCGCGGTAAACGACGCATGCTCAAAGAGGTCGACCTAATGGAAATCAGTGCAGTTACCTTTCCAATGAACCCTAGAGCGCGAGTTAGTGCTGTAAAGGCAGAGGAAAGGACGATTCGGGACTGGGAAACATTCTTGCGGGATGCAGGGGGGTTGTCTCGTACCGAATCAAAAGTGGCGGCAAGCGCCGTTTTCAAGGCTTTAGACCAGCGCGAGGTTGGCGATGAGCAATCGGGGGTAATGGATTCCATTGCCAATTTAACCAACATCCTGAAATCGTAGAAGGGAAATGACATGAGTGATGATGTCAAAACCGCAGTCGATTCAATGGCTAGAGCTTTTGAGGAATTCAAAGCGACCAATGACGAGCGACTTGCGGAAATCGAAAAAAAGGGTGCCTCAGACCCGCTGGTCGAAGAAAAGCTAAAAAACATTGAGGCTGATCTTGACCGATTTGAGGACATAAACCAAAAGCTGACTTTGCAAGCTGAAGAGCAAAAGCAGTTCGGTGAAAAGCTCGACAACATGGAAGCGATGTTAAAGCGTCCAGAGGCTGGCGTTGCTACAGAGGAAGTCGATTTTGCTGTGAAGGCTTTTGATAAGTTTTTGCGCAAAGGCGAAAAAGACATGGAGCCAGATGAGATCAAGGCTTTGACAGTTAACAACGATACAGGCGCAGGGTTCTTAGCCCCGCCAGAGTATGTTGCGGAGCTGATTAAAACAATCACCGAAATCTCACCACTGCGTACCATTGCAAGGGTCAGAGCAACGAGCCAAAAGTCAATCCAGATGCCAAGCCGCACTGCGACATTCAGCGCATCTTGGGTGGCAGAGGTCGGAACCAAGTCTGAGACGACTGGTTACACAACCCAGTTGGAGGAAATCCCAACGCATGAGCATTACGCTTTGGTTGATATTTCAAACCAAATGCTTGAGGACTCTGCTTTCAATCTTGAGGCAGAAATGCAGGAGGAGTTTGCGACCCAGCTTGCTAAAAATGAAGGCACAGCCTTTATCAGTGGAAGCTCTGTCGGTCAGCCAGAGGGCTTGTTGACCAACTCTAGCGTTGGTGAAACCGTCTCTGGTAATGCAAACACATTGCTTGCTGATGGTCTGATTGACCTCGTCCATGCGGTAAAAACTCCATATGGCACGGGCGCATCATTCATCTTTAACCGCACGACCTTAGCCGCAATTCGCAAGCTCAAGGACACAGCGGGTCAGTATGTGTTCCAAGCTGGGATGATGCTCACAACTGGTGTGCCAAATACCATTTTGGGGTATCCGTACATTGAGATGCCTGATATGCCAGACGTTTCGGCCAACGCATTTCCTGTGATGTTCGGTGATTTCTCACGTGGCTACATGGTTGTCGATAGAGTCAACCTGTCAATCTTGCGTGATCCGTTCACACAGGCATCCACAGGCAGTGTTCGTTACTATGCACGTGCAAGAGTGGGCGGTCAGGTGATTTTGGCTGAAGCTCTGCGCAAGCAGAAAATTTCAACATAAGGGAGAGTTGCGATGAAAGACCTTTCTAATTCAATCAGCCCAGCAGTCTCCTTAGCGGCGGCGGTTCGTACAGCGGCGGCAAATGGCACTGGAGTTGACCTCCAAGGCTATGAGTCAGCAACTGTTCTGGTAGACGTCGGCGCAGAGGGCGACACCTTGTCATCAAGTGTATTTTTTGAGGTATCACTAGAGGAATCTGATGATAATTCAACATTCACTGATGTCGAACAGGCTGGCATCGTAGATGGCACGATAGCTTCTGGTGGAATATTCCTGAAGCTAGACGGCACAACTGGTGGTGATCCAGACAGCTCAGGTGGCATCTTCCGTGTCGGATATGTTGGTGGCAAAAGATACATCCGTGTAGTGCTTGCCAAAACTGGCACACACTCAAACGGAACACCGATTGGCGCAATGGTTGTCAAAGGCCATGCACGTCACACAGGTGATAATGCGTTTACACCGCATAACGCATAAAATGTGGGGGCAGGGGATAACTCTGCCCCTCTACCTATCGGAGGGCTAGATGGCTATACGAATGATAAGACAGGCGGTCGGCGTGGCGAATGAGCTGGGGTCACAGACACGCACTTATTTCGAAGGTGAAGAGCTTTCCAACAGTCAAGATTGGGAACAGGCCAGAAACGCG